ATATATAGATATATATAACGTATATGCTATATACTTTCGTGTTTTAACGCGCATTATATATAAAACTCTTGAGGGAAAAATTTTTAATGTTCCACCTGGCGGTTTAAGATCGGGAGGTTATTCAAAAATGAAAGAAAAAGACATAGAGCAGAAACTAAGAAAATCTGTCAAAGAGTTGGGAGGTATCGCGTATAAGTTCATCAGCCCGGGCAACACGGGAGTACCTGACAGGATGGTATGCCTACCAGGTGGGGTGCTTATTTTCGTGGAACTAAAAACCGAGACCGGGGCACTGACGCCAGTCCAGAAAGCGCAGATCGGATATCTTAAAAATCTAGGCCAGGATGTCAGAGTCTTATACGGACTGGCAGACGTTGAGAGATTTATCGCAGAGCTGCGTGGTGAGCATGAGACGGTCAGGCAAGGTTAGTGTGCAGCAGAAAATTGATTGGAGGTGATGCTGATGTTGTTCCAACCGCACGACTATCAGCGGTATTGTATCCAGAAAATATTGGTGCTGCCGTCTGTTGGTTTGTTCCTGGATATGGGTTAGGGCCTTGGAAAATCTGTGATAACCCTAACCGCCATCAACGAGCTTAAGTTCTACCGCTTCCAAGTGTGCAAAGTCTTAGTGATCGCGCCGAAAAAGGTGGCGGAGGGGACATGGCAGAAAGAGTGTCAAAAGTGGGATCACCTGCAGCATCTCCAGATATCTACAGTGCTGGGATCCGAGAAAAAACGCATGGCAGCGCTTAATGCTACAGCGGACATTTATGTTATAAATCGCGAAAATGTAACATGGCTTGTCGATCTGTATCGTGACCAATGGCCCTTTGACATGGTTGTGGTGGATGAGTTTTCGAGCTTCAAGAGCCATAGCGCCAAGCGCTTTAAGTCACTAGCGGCGATCCGCCCACACGTTAACCGCTTTGTCGGTCTGACTGGGACGCCGTCGCCCAACGGCTTGATGGATTTGTGGAGCGAGCTGTATCTGCTGGACGGCGGTGAACGGCTGGAAAAGCGGTTTGGTGCTTTCCGCGAAAGATATTTCCGCCCAGGGCGCAGCAATGGCTATGTGGTATATGAGTACCTGCCGCGTAAAGGATCACGTGAGGCCATCCTGAACAAAATCAGCGATATTTGCATCTCCATGAAGGCCGATGACTATCTCACGCTACCAGACTGCATTGACGATGAGGTGCCGGTGGTTTTGGACAAGCAAGCGCGCAAAGCGTATAACACGTTGGAGCGGCAGATGGTACTGGAGCTGGAGGATGAGGATCTGACTGTGACGTCTGCAGCCGCATTATCCAATAAGTTGCTACAGCTTGCCAACGGGGCACTGTATGACGCTGAGGGTAATGTGCATGAGATCCACAGCGCGAAAATTGACGCACTCATGGAGCTGCTGGAAAGTCTGAATGGTAAGCCTGCGTTGTTGTTTTACAGTTTTGTGCACGACAAAGATCGCATCCTGGCAGCGCTACGCAAGACAAAGCTGCGAGTGCGCACACTTAACAGCGTAGCCGATCAAGACGCCTGGAATGCTGGCGAGGTTGATGTGCTGCTGGCCCATCCTGCCAGCTGCGCTTATGGGCTTAACCTGCAGCAGGGCGGCAATCATATCGTGTGGTTTGGCCTGCCGTGGAACTATGAGCAGTATGTCCAGGCGAATAAGCGCCTACACCGGCAGGGACAGACAGAGAAAGTGATCGTGCATCATCTGGTTGTGCAGGATAGCCGGGATGAGGATGTCATGAAAGCGTTGGGCAAAAAGGAAAAAGCGCAAGACTATGTGCTGGAAAGTCTGAAAGCACGAATTGAGAAATATAGGAGTGATCAACGATGAACCAACTAAACTATGGCTTTGATGTCACTGTGAACTACGGGCAGCTTTTCAAGGCCGAATATGAGAAAGCCAATATCTGGCCCATCAAGGATGCCGATAACGGTGCCGAGATTTTGTGGGAGGAGATCGATGAGGCCGCAAAAGCTGTTGACGCGCTTGTCGAGTCCGCACAACTGGCGAACGTCGACCACGGCTTTCTCACCGACAGAACAGAGACAGGCGAGCTGAGAGCTTGTGCCGTGTCTGCGATCTGCGAGCTGCTGCAGGTGATTGCAGTCTGCAATAAGTACGAGGACATTTTCGCCGAGGCGCTGAAGGAGGTGGACTCTAATGGAGTGGAGATCACCGAGTGAGCTGAGAGACGCGCAGCCATGGGTTCAGATAATATACTGCTGCTATTCCCCATTCCTTCACGACGTTTATGCAGATACCGGGTACCTGAATGAAAAGGGCCGGATCGTGAATGGTTATGGCGATGATTTTACGCCGGACGATGAGCGGTTTTATGGCTGGCTGCCGGTACCCGCGCTTTTGACCGAGAGAATGGAGTGATAAACGATGAGCAAAAATCACTGTAAAGACTGCATGAGGTTCGACCGCCCACACCGTGAGGGTGAGCCGGGATTTTGCACGCAATGCGGCGAGGATACCAGCGCAGATGCGCCGTCCTGTCATTGGTTTACGCCGCGGAGAAAAGCCAATGAAACGAAAAAAGACTAATCCGCGAAAGCGCGTGGTCACGCAGGCTGATATTAACAAAGCACAAAAACAAGCTTTCCGGGATTTAAGCCTGGCGGCGATCGTGCTTTCCGCGATGAGCCTGCA